CTTTCAACTGCTGAACCTGCGCCGCAGTCTGTGCAGCCGCCGCTGTATTACCTTGTGCCTGTTGTACTCTAGCCAGCTTAGTTAGGTCTGCTATACGAGTAGCTGTGTCTTTAGCTACACCTGCTTTATCTGTAGGGCTGCTTAGTTCAAACATAGCACCCTGTATCCTCTCCTGCGTAGAAGGCTCACCACCACGCGCTAAGCGGCCTAGACCTTGCTGTAGACCTCTGCCTCTAGCTGCCATAAACTCGCCATAAAAGTTAGGAGAGCCAGGCACAGCTTGTTGTACAGGCTGCTGTGTGCTGCTGATGCCTGTTAATAATCCTGCAATATCCCTAGCCATTAGCCCTTACCCCCAAATAGTCTTCCAAAAAACCCACCTACATCATCATATAGACTGCCCAAGTTACCGAACAGACCACTGCCTTGTGCTAATTTAATGCCTAGCTCTTTAGCCTGCAACTGCTCGGCATACGTAGGCTGTTGACCCAGTAGACCGCCTAGTAGCTGCTGCTGTTGAGCAAGGCGTAGCTGGTTAGCTAAGTTCTCGTAGTTCAAGCCAGTCTCTAAACCAACTCTACCTACTTGTGACTGTAGCTCAGCACCAGTCCTACGACCAATGTCAGCAAAGCCAGCAGGTACTTGACTAGTAGCAAGAAGATTAAGAGCTTCTCTCTGAGGAGTATAACCAGAACTCAGTAGTCCTGTAGCACCTGCTAGAGCCTGCTGCTGCTCTGCTAGTGCTTGCTGCCTAGCTCCTACATTAGCTCGTGCCATAGCTTCCTGACGAGCAGTCTCTTGTGCCAGTAGCTCAGGAGAAGAACCACCGTAAGCAGCAGAGCCTAAGCCTAGACGACCTTGTGATAACATACGCTCTTCTAGTGCTAGACGTTGACGTTCCTCTTCAGGACGCTGTGTAGCTCTTATTTGCTCGAATATAGCCGCTTGCTGTGCTGCTGGGTCTTGACCTACCTGTCCAAATAAACCTGCTGCTTGGCCCTGTAGCTGCGCCTGTAGAGCTTGTTGCTCTGGTGACAAGTTTATAGCAAACCCACCAGTAGGGTCTGTAGCAATGTTAGCTAGACCACTTGTAACAGTGTATGGCTTAAACTCTGCGCCTGCACGGCCTTGCTCTGCTAAAGCTGTTGCTCTTTCTTGGGCTTGACGACCTAGAGCTTGTACATCTCCTATGGCTTCTCTGCCTAAGAAATACTCACCACCTGCGCGTAGTGCTTGGTTAACACCAGGATTTCTTAAGAAATCAAATATACCGCCAAAAATACTTCCAGCTGCTCCTTCTTCGCTTGTTGTTCCGCCACTCATATCACTCATTAGTAAGAACCTCCAGTAATTGTACCAGCCGTTAATGTACCTGACACATCTAAGGTTACAGCGGTAGTTGTTCCAGTTAGCGTAGCATTAGCTGAATCAGCCTTAGTAGCACTCGCTATCTGTATGTTGTTAAACTCAGTGTCGATCTCTGTACCTCTCACAATCTTCGCAGCATTGCCTGAAGGGAGAGAATCCTTTGTAGCAAAGTTAGTTGTCTTAGTGTAATTAGACATTTAGATAAGTCTCCCTAGTAGAGCATGTATGTCGATTTTTTGAATTGAGAATGGAGCACCGTTGACCTCTGCTTCTATGCCAATGGTTACTACCTCACCGCTACCGCTGGTGTTAACCTTTGGAGTGTTGATGAGGATAGAAGAGGTGTACTCGCCTGTGGTATTGTACTCAGCTATGCCATACTCAGCAATGTTAGCAGAGCCAAATGTAAAGGCTTGCTTAGTATAGTTAGCTGTGTAGTCATAGCCCCAGTTAAGTGTAGTAGGCGTGTTCTGACCACCAATGATAGTCAAGTTAAACTTCTTTAGGAACTTCAGATTAGAGGTGTTACCAAAGTCCATAGGGTTACTGAAGTAACGCATCTCGTACTTGTTAGCACCGTCTATGTAGCCTGTGTACTTAACAATACCTGAAGAGATGCCTATGTATATCTCACCATCTTCCAGTACAGCAAAGGACAGAGGATACATACCTGACCATGTAGTAGCCCTGTGTGAACCATCCTCTAAAGACCTACGCATGTCAAAGCAGTACACAGTGTTGCTGTCAGGTAGTGTTAACAGGTAGAAGGCTTCTTCAGAGCTGTACAGTGACTTGATGGGGTTAGTCTGGAGCTGCACCAAGTTTATTAAGTCAGTGCGTACATTCTTACTAATGTCACGCATAGGCATGGACTTCTCTTGTATAGTCCTACCAAAGCTACGTACACCTGTCTCAGACAAGAAGATGATGTCAGTGCCTGTGTGCTGTACTGAGTCACGAGCTATGCAACCAACCCCTTCTATGGTGTCTGTAAGCGTCATAGAGGCTGGAGAGGAGGCTCCTGAGTACACCAGTATAGACTTCTTGCCAAAGATGATTAGGAAGCCATTGTGGGCCGCTAGAGCCGTTATCTCGTCAAAGCCTGTAGGCCATACAGTAGTAACGTCTAACGAGCCTGATGTGCCTCCTGTCCAGTGATGACCATTAAGTAGATCAGACCAGTAGACAGTGTGCTTGTTACCTGTAATGTCTGCTGCCCAAAGACGACCGTATGCTGCTAAAACTTCGTTAGCCTCTGGTGGTGTACCTGTTGCGTGAGAGTGTGCTGAATGTTCTTCCAGTACAAACGAACCATCGTGGTCTGTACCTATCACGTACTCGTGGTCTCTTTGGAACAAGTAAACATGATTATTTAATGTTACTGTCTTCCAGTTGTTAGCTGTAGGCGTGTACCCAGCAGGAGTAGCGTCTGTTAACGTGGTAGTTCCTGTAAAGATTTTATTGTTACCTGCTGACAGTACAACCTTATCGCCAGAGTTATCAATAAACTCGTATACAGTCTCTATACCACGACTAGTACCTAGTACAGAAGAGCCATTAGTAGAAACTTCTACCCAGCCCTTACGCGCACCAATACGACCTAGCTGATCAATAACACAGTTGTCTGCAACAGCAGCAAACGAGGGATCAACACCAATAGGTGAGTCCTGTGTGTTTAGACCAAAAAAGCCTGGAGCAGCTACTGTAATGTTCTGTAGTTGTTGTGCCATTAAGAATACCAGATAGTTTCTTCAGGATGTTGTGACGCGTCAATAGCAATAGCGTCAGACAATGTTCTGTCAGCAAGTCCAAACAACTCTGCTGCGCTTGTACCTCCAGTCTCACCACGCTCTCTAGCACCCAGTGCTGTAGCAATCTGCACAACAGGTGATGAAGGCACTGCCAGAGTTTCTGTGTCTTCTGTGAAGTCTGCTGTACGCAGCACCACATTAAACCGTAGCTGATACACACCGTCAGGCTTAGGATAGATGTCTACAGCGTTGTCACCAGCAGCGTTAACACCGTTGAAGCTGTAGAACTGTGGAGAGCCTAGAGGTGGTGTCTCAATTAAGAAAGCGTTGTCCATCCAGCGAGAAGGACGGTACTGCATGAAGAAGTCTGAGGTGTCGTTAATAACGTCCAGCAGCTTCATTCTGTTCTGTGAACCAGTCAACACATAGTTAAAGGTTGTGTCGTCTGTGGTTACAGTCAGTGTAGTACGCAGAGCTGTCCAGTCGTAGGAGTCTTCTACAGAGCGTTTAGCGTCATTAACAAACTCTCCAATAAGTTTAGAGTAGCTGTTCTGAGAAACTGATGTTACTTCGTCTTCTCTGAGTCTACGCAATACGCTGTTTACGAGTTGTAAGTATGTCATTACAATGAAACCTTCTGTGACTCTAGCCACTGTTGTAGTATTTCTTCTTGAGTTAATTGTCGTGGTGGTATGTTAATTTCTAAGCCACTCTCGTTTGTTAGCATACGTGGCTGTGTAAACTGCTGTAGAGGCTGTTGCTGCTGATACTGATAAGGCATAAGCTCTGGTACAGGTGCTAGGCTAAACGGTACAAGCTTTTGTGTAGAGCCTACTTGTGTTTCTATCTTCAGCATGTCTCCAAATAGAAAGTCTGTGGTACGTGTGGCTGCTTTTCCTCTAATTCCTTGCTCTCCTTGCTCACCTTGCTCTCCTTGCTCTCCTTGCTCTCCTTGCTCTCCTTGCTCTCCATCTATACCATCTATTCCATCTATGCCATCTATTCCATCTATTCCATCTATGCCATCTATTCCATCTATTCCATCTATGCCATCTATGCCATCTATGCCATCTATTCCATCTATTCCATCTATTCCATCTATTCCATCTATTCCATCTATACCATCTATTCCATCTATGCCATCTATTCCATCTATTCCATCTATGCCATCTATTCCATCTATTCCATCTATGCCATCTATTCCATCTATTCCATCTATGCCATCAGTACCGTCTATACCGTCTATACCGTCTATACCGTCTATACCGTCTATACCGTCTATACCGTCTATACCGTCTATACCGTCTATACCGTCTATACCGTCTATACCGTCTATACCGTCTATACCGTCTTCAGTGCCAGTACCTGTAGTGTCTGTAGTGTCTGTAAAGGGGTCTTCTGTAAAGTCTATAACAAAGGGATCTTCTTCAAAACTAGGGTCATAGGAAAAGCCTGTATCTTCTTCTTCAACAGGCTCTCCCGTTTCATCTAGTTCAGCATCAGGGGGTAACTCTGGTTCTACAACAGGGTCGTAAACTTCATTGGCAGGAATCCCCTGTCTAAGTTCATCAACAAAAGAACCTCCCGTGCGTATGTATTCATCAATAGGAATTACACCAGCTAAAACACCTTCATATAATTGTCTAAGCACTATATTATCAAGAGTTCCTTCTACTGTCTCTGTAGGCTCTGTAGCAGGCTCTGGTGCTGGCTCTGTAGCAGGCTCTGGTGCTGGCTCTGTAGCAGGCTCTGGTGCTGGCTCTGTAGCAGGCTCTGGTGCTGGCTCTGTAGCAGGCTCTGGTGCTGGCTCTGGTGCTGGCTCTGTAGCAGGCTCTGGTGCTGGCTCTGTAGCAGGCTCAAGTGCAGACGTTTCTTCTTCTTCTTCTACAACTTCTTCTACAACTTCAGGAAATGTAGGCTCTGATATTACTTCGTCAATAGGATCAGCAGTAATGTCTACTTCTTCAAACTCTGGCTCTATCTCAAACTCTGGTGTAGGAGTTTCAGGTTCAGGAACCGCTATAACTTCTCCAGTATCGGGATCAGTAATAATAACTTCAGCCTCTTCAGCTGCTGCTGCTTCTGCCGCTAATCTGTATTCTTCTAATTGCGCTGCTTCTTCTTCTTCGTCAAACCTCGCATCTTCTATTACAGAAGAAACTAAATCTGCTATTTCAGAAATATTATCTATATAGTCTATTGTTGAACCAGCTGCTTCTGCTGCGGAACCTACTGAACTAGCTGCTCCACCTTCTACAGGTATATTATCTGCAAAAGAATCCCAAGAAACAGCATCACCAGAAGCTACTATTTCATCAACAGTCCTAGAAGTACCTGTAGGCTCAGGTGCGCCTAACTGATTTACTTCCATGTTTAGCGTACCGTTAGCAGCAAAATCAAAACCAGCAGACGTTAATGCTAACCAGTCAGCAAAGTGTAAAGTATCTCCACTAAGTCCTTTAGCAGCAGCTAGTGCAGCAGGGCCGTAAATAGGATTAATAAGAGATGCTAAAATAATTAAAACAGGATTATCAAAAATACTAGCTTTGTCTACTTTAATAGTGGAGTAAGTACCGACTGGCCCTAGAGGAACAAAATCAGCCCCTTGAGCCATGCCGTGTACAGTATTAGTAGCATCTCCAGAACCTGTAGTAAGGTAGTAAGTTTTGCCGTTTATTTCTTTAGTTAATGGAATGTTGTTAGAAGAAATATATTCAGCTATCTTAGTGCCGCCAGCTACTTCTTGTGGGCCTTTAACACCAGAAAAACCAGCTCTAGCAAAATCGCCTGGATCATAATTATTGTAGTTGTAGACAGAAGCAGTTTGTTCTTGTTGAGCAGATACCTCTTTAAACATTTCTCCATAGTTTTTAAGAGCTTCTGCTGGAGTATTATATAAAGTAGGATCACCGTACTGAGGAGTAGTTATTAAGCCGTATGTCGTAGCAACCGCCTCTTGAGGAACTTCTTCTTCTGTTTCTCTAAAAGAATCTAAATCAAAAGAGGAGAAATCTAAAGAAGATAAAGAGTCATCTATATTAAAGGGATCAGCAGTTAAGTCTACTGTTTCTTCTTTTATAGGTTGTTGTACGATTGGGCCTGTGTCTTTAACAGGGGCAGTAGAGTTTATACCTGCTTTAGCTTCTTCTAAAAGCCTAGTAGCGTTAATAATTTCTTGAGCTTCTGCCAATAATCTAGTAGCGTTAGCACCCACTGCTCCGCCCTCCCTTTGGAAGTCCGTAAGCATTCTAATGTAATCTGAAGAAGGTTGATTAGCGTTAATAATTGCTTGAGCTTCTTCCAATAATCTAGTAGCGTTAGCACCCACTGCTCCGCCCTCCCTTTGGAAATCCCCAAGCATTCTAATGTAATCTGAAGAAGGCATTTGTTGATTAGTAGCCATTAACGCTCTCTCTGTACGTTCTTAGTCTTTTCCACTGTACGCATAGCGCCTAAGCCTAACATACCCATCAGTACACTTGTAAGTAAGGAGCTATCAACAGGTGGGACAGTAAACCATATGCCTAGTATTGGAGCTAGGATAGTAGAATAGAATAAGGCTAGTCCACATATCCAGCCTATTGCAGGTCGCCAACCAGCAACAAATAAACTCTTGTGCGCTGCTTCAGTTTTATTGACCTCTAGCTGACCTTTAGCTAATTCTTGAGCATGTTTCTCAGCCATAGTAGCTAATTCAAAGGCGATAGCATTTTTCTTATCTTTATCTTCAATGAATTTATCTAAAAGACCTGTCACTGGCCCTATTAAACTATTTAAAATACTCATACATTATACACGCTTTAGTCTTGTTTGTCAAGTTTTTTCTTACGATGTACTATACTTTGTACAGTAGCAGACTCGTATATCCTTATGCCTAACCATACTATTGTTAGTATAGAAGCTGTTGGCGGCAACCACGCTGCCAGAGAAAGCACTGCTGTAGACGCGGCTGCTACATCAATAACTTGTTTAGTTTCTTCAACCATTGTTACTTCCTTTTAAGAAATATTATGTATTATTTTAAAGGGTTAGAGACGTAGTCTAAAGCTTCCCACACTGAATCTAAATCACGCTCGACTGCCTGTATTCGCTTATCAATATCTTCACTTTTAGCTGTAATTAGTTCAGCCTGCTTAACAGTTGACTTCATGCTTTCAATGTCTTTTTCTAGGTCAGTTACCTTAGTAGTAATCCCCAGTAGCTTCTCTTGTTGGTCGGCAATGTTCTTAAGCGATACCCCTAGAGTAGCTAACTTTCCTTGAAGTTGTGACACATCGTTAGCTTTTAACTCTTGCTCAACCAATAGTATTTTTTCTTCTAGTGGTACAATGTCTGGAATCTGCTGTAACTCAACAGCCTCTAAACGACTATACAGTGAGCTTGCTGTCCACACCCCACCACCAAGGGTAGTTGCTAGGCTCAATAAAATAGCAATGTAAACGCCCTTAAAGGATGTGCCGCCTATCGTTAATTCAGTCTCAGCTAAACTCAAGATTCGCACTCCTCACCATACATAAAGCATCTATAGCCGTTGTATGTTGGGCCAGTTAAATATAAATCAGACTCTGCACCAGCCAATAAAATCTCTGCATCAGTTTTATAAAAGTCCATGCCGAAGTTTGTACCGTTGACATAAACTGCTGTAGCGTTGTTACTACCTTCCCAAGCAATAGATACGCTTTGGCTAGATGCGCTGTAAGACAATACGCTATTGTTTACGTTTGCGTTGTTATCTTCTGCGCCAGTCTGTAGAAATGCTACAGCTTCTGAGTTAGCAGCTACACCCAAAAATGCACTAGCAGCGTTAGCGTGTGTTTCAATATCGTCAATAGACTGATTGTATGTTTCTACTTGCTCTTGGTTTATTGTCAAAGCCTGTTGATTCTGTACTACATACTCTTGAACTTGGGCCTGGTCATCAGGTGTCTCAGCAGCTTCTGCTAGTTCTGCTACCTCTACCACTGCAAGCATTTCTACCACAACCCCAGTAAATACACCTACAGCTTCGTCCATTAACTGAAGCTCATTAGTTGCTTGTTCTTCTAATAAGTCTTGAACAGACCCATAGGCTTGGTACGATTGCATTCCTGCTAGAGCGTTGTTGTAAGCGGAAAGCTGGTCACTGCTAATATGTGTGCTGCCTGACAATGACCCATCAGAAAGCTGACCACCTTGTGGAGCATAACCAATAGCAGCACCAGCAAGTTTAATGCCACTGTCAATTTGATTAACAATAGCCTGAGACGCATCCAACAAAGTGTTTAACTCATTTGCTTGAGCGACGGAACTTGCTACTAACAGACTCAACATCGCTGCTTGCGTCATGCTCTTCATCGTTACCTCCAATGTCTAGGATTTTATTGTACCATTCCTGTGTTTCGTTAAACTTAGGACTAGCAGGATGTTTGCTAAAAGTTGCTTTCTTAATCATTCTTACTTTCCCATACTCTGGGATATAAAGTTCTGGTTGCATCTTCATAAGCAAAAACGCTCTCTTGCCTACTACCAACCTACCACGCTGTAACACGGGGCAAGGCGTACCAGATAGGAACATGCTGCGCCATACTTCATTGGACTCGCACATACGAGAGATAGCAGCTACTTTCATTCCTAAGTCATTTAAGACTTTAGCATCACGCCTGCGATTACAATCTGGGTCGGCACGATAGTTACCTTTGGTAATACCTACAACACCTGTTTGTATGCTGCTGCCAGTTCCTTGCAAGCATGTCTCCATTCCGTTGGACATGTAGCTAGGGGCAATGGCTGAACCAACTGGCATGTCGGATGAGCTTCCTGCCCCGTTGTACGTGTTGCTTACACTGTGGTCTGTGCTGTTGTTGTTACTACTTACAGTAGAATCTACAGTGTTAGTGTTTAAAGAACCGTCTTGATTATTTGTGCTTTCGGCCCACACTGCACCAGATACAGCTAGGAGTAGTATGAGCCTAAGCATTTTACCAAGGCACTCCAGTGCTGATTGCTGGTGCTTTGCTGTCTGCAATCTGTTCTGCAATGCTTGCTTCAATAGCATCAACGTCTACGTCAGCCTGTACCCAGCCAATAGCCTGAGCTTCTGTGATGTCTGCATAGGCAGTGTAACCTTCAGCAGAGCTGTCAGGAGTAAAGCCA